CGGGCTAACTGACTACCTATAATTTATATTATGTTAAATAGACTATTTTATTATAAACACATGATTAGTGTAAGGGGCTGTTCATTCTTGGAATAATGATGGGATATGGATTTTCGCCCTCGCGTTTAGCAAACCCGCATTATTACTAGGCTTTGGTGGCCACGAGCGCAAAAACTGCTAAATTTAAATTACGCATGGTTTTAGACGAAACCTGTTCAAACTGACTCATTCCCCAATCATTCCTGCTCATTATACGTTTAGAATTAGATCATTGTTGATCGTTTAAGTTTATTCAAACGGTCTTTAAACGCCATTTAAACGCTCTTTAAATATTTATAACTGCCAATGTTTAAAGTTTTTCAGCTGCTACGATGGTATTAAACTGTGGGCCTAGTTCTATTGTGACCATGAAACCTTGATACGATAATTTTAGTTGATTACCTATATAAGCAAACGTATTTGGATTTTGAACAGCGTTCATTAGGTTGTGTATTTGCTCAATGCTAAGTTGCCCAGCTAACAGCTTTTCAATCTGAGAGCTGCTTATTGTAATAGTGCTACTATATATAGGTGCGTTTTTACGTGACAGTTCGTTTAGTAAATTAACAGGCAAGTGCCCTAGCGTAAATTCTTGGCCATCTGGTACTGACTTATTAAGCGCTACCTTTGCTGCTTTTAAATTTACCTGCTTTATATAGTACTGCTGAGACTTTAAAACCGCTTCGTTAAATTGTGGTACCGCCAATGCTTGTAAATCCTTTGAAAGATTTATTACCGATTTCCCCGCAGAAATATCCGCACCTAACCATGCTTTGCCCGGATTATAATCCCAACCTAAGTCTATACCAGGTAACTTATTAAGTTCTTCGCCTGTTGATGAGTCTGTTACTTTGAACGACTCCATAAACTTATTAACCGATTCTGGCTTAGTTACTGATAAGCCCATTCGTGCAATATCGCGTGCGTTAAGTGATACAACCTTACACCTACAGTTATAACCATTTGGCGGATAATGCGTATCCCAAAACGGATGGTCAACTGGCAGTAAAATGTAATTCCACTTATTGTGATCAGGTCTTACACGACTATCGCCAGCGGTTAAATATAATAAGTAAGGTCTGCGCTCTTTTAAACGCGCTTGTTGTTGCCAACGGCCAGCCGCCCGCGCGGTATTTTTATTGTTCTGATAGATAACTTTTGAGCGCCAGCCACGCTTACCATTGTATGACCAACCATGATCAGCGACTATTTTGTCAAAGCGTTTTCTAAAGTCCGATATAGTTTCGCCATCACTAATTGCAGCATCAACGGCTTTATAAAAGTCATTAAGTATTGTGAGTTCAGTTGCTCCAGCCACAGTAAATGCTTTAGCGTGTATTAAGCCCTGCAAATCTTTATAGCTTTCGCTGGTAAGCTTAATTTTGTCTTTGAAGTGAGAAATGGCTTCCTTGAATTTAACAAGGTCGCCATATTGTGGAGCTGGTAAAGTCATTTTAGTACTCTTTTAGAGACTGTTGAATGTCTTGAATTTCATTTCTACGTGAATTATCACGGCTGTTACCAAAGAAAAAGTTCAAGATTGACGCTATAACTGTGCCTAAAATAAAGCCCAGTATCGTATCTGCAAAACGTGTTGCAGTATCGGGTATAGTTATAAAGGTAATGCAACCTATGTATACCACAGTAGAAAACGACCAAAACCACGCGTAATAATAAATAAAACGTTTCGAAAACTTATCATCTTGGTTTAATGCCTGAATTTGCATGGTGCGAGCACTTTGGGTATTTTTAAACGCTAAATCATCAAGCTCTTTTTCACGGTTTAAAATGGTTTGCCTTAACTCTTGCTGCAAAGCACTTGATTGCTGAACAAGATTTAATGCTTGCTCAGGTGTGCCACCATTGGTAAGGGTTTGTGCCATATCAACCACTTTAGACGCAACCTTTGCGCCATTGTCGCCCCCTATCCAACTGCCAATTTTTTTATCCAGGCCTGTGAGTTTTGCAAGGCCAAGTGCTATTGTTACTGGGTCCATGGTGATACCTTTATATAGTCAGCAAAAGATTTGCCGCCAATTTTAATAAGCTCTAAATTTTCGAGCTTTTTATATTGGCGAACGAGGCTTTTAGCGGTTGAAAAATCACATACGTGGTATTCATTTTTTTCATATAGCTCTGGCATTTCTTTTTTTGCTCGACGTTTACCCCATATTTTTTCAGCATTTTTGATTGATTTAGACGTGTATTTGGCGCGGGTTCGTTTACGCCACACATCAGGAATACATGAAGGGCGTTCTTTATCTTCAATAAACCAAGCACCCTTAATTACATCGTCTACGTACACAACTAAACTTGTTTTAGACTCAGATACACGGCCACGAGTGACGGTGATTTCAAACTCATCATATTTGAAAATGACAGAGCCATAAAAGCTTATTAAATGCTTTTCTATCTCCGCCCACTGCTCTTTTGTAATGGCCATAAGCGCCCCGCTACAGTTTTGCTATATCAAGTGAAATAGGTTGCTCAATGCCTTTATCGTCTTGTTTGTAAAAACGTATAAAGCGGCATGAATCGACAACACCAACCGACTCGGCAATAATATTCATTGCCTTAGTCCACTTTCCAGAATCGTCAGATATTTCGAGTTTACGCAAGCCTAAAATACGCTGTGGATTAAGTGAGCCTTGCTTATCGGTATTAAATACATTGCTAACAATAGCGCGAATATTTTGATTTCCGCCTTCAGTCCATTCGTCCAGGCATTGATCAATTAACTGCTTAGCAAGCGCTAATTCAGGGCCCAACTCAATACGTTCTTGTGTTTGAAGGGTTACTTTTAACTGGCTATCAAAGGTGCGCAGAGTCACATTGCCTTTTTTACCGCCAAGGTTTACGCCATGTTCTTGCGCTAATAGCTCAATAAAGTCGTCGGCTTCAGCCATTAAAGCGAGCTTAAACTCGGCCAATTGGGTTTGCATATCTTCAGCGCACTTAATGGCTTTTTTTACAAACTCGTCTTTAATTAAATCAGTTGCTTTTACATTGGCAACAGCGACTAAATTGCCTTTGCCATCTTTTAAATAACCTTCAGGTACTTCATTCATCATCTATCTCCACAGTTTTAGAATTAGCCTCATTCATACCCGCCATATACTCGTACTCCATTGCTGTTTGGGCTACTTGGGCCAAAGCAGTGGTTGAAATATCGGGAAATTGTGAGGTGATTTTTTGTTTAAGTTCGTCCAGGTCTTTAGATGCCTGAGCAAAATGAAAAAGCTTTTTAATGGTGTCGTCGGTAGCGTGATCAAACACATCAAATTCGTCAGTTAGCTCAACGTTGTTACTTAATGCTTTAGCAAACTCAGACTTAGCTGCCGTAGCAATGCCTTTACCTTCTTCGGGAATGTCTAAAATAGCTTCGTTGTCATTCGGTTTTGGTATGCCAAGTTCGTTGTAAGCCCAATCAACACCAATAGGCACAAGGCGTGCCGATTCGCGCACGCGTGTTACCGTTTCGCTGTTTATTTCGCGTTTATCTTTAAAAATAAATTTCGGGGGTTCGCCACCATCAAAATTTACTGTGTGCAGAGCATTGGTTATTTGATTACGAAAAGACGCTACAAGTGCCCTGTCTGATCGTTGATTATCGCCCGCACGTTTCGCGTGAGTTTCGCTGGCAGCACGTGCGCCACCGCCTTTTTGTTCAGTGGCTAATGTTTGGCTAGTGAGTGCTTTACTTATTTCGGCATTACAAAAGTTAACTAAGCGCTCAGGAACTGGCTCGCCCGATAATTTGCTTTCTATTATTTCAATTGTTGTATCATCAGGAATAGCAGCAATACCGTCTTGCACTAGTTTGGCAAGGCCATTTAATAAGTTGTCTATGTCTTTATCTTGTGAGCCAACCGGGTATTTACCCACCGGAAAAGGAATACCAAAACGCTCACACAGCTGTACAAAAAACTTAAAACCACCGTGTTTAAAGGTCCATGGCCAAAAGCAGCTGCTAAGTAATGCAATGCCATATGGGTTTTCGGCGCTTGGCATATGGCGAACACACGACCAACGACGGTGATCAACTAATTCGCCCTGTGGGCTTTCGCTGGTTTTTACCATCAGCTCACTATCGCTACTAAACGCAAAGCGACTATTGCGCCAGGTTTCTACATATTCGGGTTGCCAGTTGCCATTATGTTTTATGTATTTGCCCAAGTGGGTAACACTAAAACCGTTTAAAATAGCGCTGTAGTTGTGCCAATCCATATCGGCCCACTCGGTGTGGTGACACGGCTTTTTAGCAAAAAATGCCTTAGCAAGTTCATAGCTTTTTAAGCTTGCGGCATCGTCGCCACCTGGTACTAGCTCGGTATTAAAGCTAAATAAACCACTACGCAAAGAGCGCAGCTCACCAATTACATGCGCATCGCGCGAAATTTCTTCGTAAATAGCCGTGTTTTTACCTGCACGGCGTAAAATAGGGTCTGGATTAGGCAGCTCAGTAATAAGCGAGGTAAGGCTTGGATCTAATCGGTTTTGATCAAACATACGATTAAGTGCAGCGTATGCTTTAGATGTTATACGTGGCTTGCTTTTAAACATAATAGCCTCTTATTTGTTTAGTTACTTTGCGGCTACTTACACGCGGAATACCGCCTGCACCAGTGCTCGACACCATCCATAAAATGGCAAGTGCACAGCTTAAATCGTAGTGATGCGTGGTTTGTTTTTCGGGCCAGTTTTCTAGCTCGTCGAGCAGTAAACGGCACCGCGTATGAAACGCAATTTGAGCTGGTGTATTGGTTACATAAGTTTCAAGTGAGCCTATGCGTTCTTCTGCAGGTATAGTTGCAGTAACTCCACGCAGTGGCAGTGCAATGCCTTGCTCTAACCCCGTTTTAATAAACTGGCTGCGCATAAAATCAAACGCGTTATTGTTTTCAAAACCCCACACACGGCAGTTATATTCTTTTTGCGCACGTATTAAATCGTTAAGCAAACGGCTAGTACCACGTACTTTGCGGCTTTCGTATTCAACGTGCAGCTTTTGTAAATCTTGAGAATAAAATCCCACTAATATAGCGCTGGGGTCGGCTTTTTCGGTTTTACCCATACTTGGATCACATGCACCATAAGGTACCCACTCGTTTAAGCGATCTACCCAAAAATCGAATTGGTAAAAAATAGACTCTTCATCGCTTTTGGCAATGCCTTGCATTTCACGGTTAAATTCGCGTTTATTAGCTGCCCACATGCACATTAAATCGTAAAGCGTTCGCACACTTGGCCAGCTGGTTTTAGCGCCCTTAAGCATTTGCTTTTTATTTTTTAGCCAAAACTTAAACGACGGTTTAGCCTCGGTTGAAACGGCTTCGCCTTTGGCGGCAGCGCGTTTTTCAAAGCGCTTATCGTCGTGCACCATTAAATCGCGACATTGTTCCCATAAATCCATGCGTTCAGGCATTTGCTTAATGGCTTTAAAGCGGTGAACAATATGGCCAGGTGCTTCTTCGGCGCGGCTTATTGGGTCGTCATTATTTAAAACCGTATTAACACCTAAAAACTTAACGCTGCCATCAGGCGGGCCTAGGTATTGCACCGCGGCTTCTAAAAAGCGCCAACGGTTATCGCGCTCAGTCGGCGATTTAGCTTCAGCATCGGTAATAATGTCATCAGAGAGTAGTAACTTAGGGCGACTAGCTCCGTGGAACGTACCGCGAACTGACTGCTCAGCACCCCGGCTTTCAAAGCGCACACCTTGAGCTGTTACAAACTCACCTAATTTCCACACAGGTGATGCTGTGCACACCTCGGGAAAGTCCAGCGCCAAGTTATTATTGTTAAGCAGTTCGGTTTTAACTACCTCTAACGTTTTGGTTGGCATTTTGGTTTCTGCGCCAAACAAAATAACAAAGTCGATAAACTGCTCAAGCTTTGCAAGACCTAGCTCTTGGCATACGTCAGGGTCTTGTAATAGCGCTAATACCGCTACATACACAGGGGCTATTTTTACACCAAGGGTACTTTTACCCTCACCACGTGGGGCAACAAACCAGTTTTTCCAACCGTTTTTAAGTTTAAGTGCTTCGGGGAACCACTTCATAAAATAGCTTTGAAATTCAGACGCATTTTGGTCGTCATCAAGCCACATATGATGCGGAAAGTAGGTGTATACAAAAAACTCAAAATCGCCACCAAGTACGCGTTTACGGCGCTGTTTAATGGCGGCTGGGCTTGGATCTATATTGCGCTCTTTTGCTTCAATATCGCGGCGCAGAGAACCGGTTATTTGCTCTATTTCAGCTAAAAATTCACGTGAGTTCATATCGGCCATTAGTCGTCTAACTCCTTATCGAGCCGTGGACCAAACGCCGTGAGTATTTCAACAAACTCAGGAGCAAACTCTGGGTATTTGGTTGATACAAACTTAGCCAAAATTTTAAGTACCTCGGTTGCAATAGTGCGTTTTTCAAGGCGTTTATTACCGCCCGACACTTTCATTACTTTGCTCATCATGTCGGTTAGTGAGCTTAAAACCTTGGTGCGTTGTTCAAGTGGTAACGCAGCGCCTTCAGCTGACTTTAAAAGCTCAAAGGTTTCGTTTACTTGAATAGTAAACTCTTCAATAAAGTCGGTAGTAAACTCCCCTGCAGTGCCTTCACTTCGTCGGCTTGCTGCGCGGGCTAAATCCCAATCGTCGCCATTGTCTTTGGCTTCCATTTTCCAGCGTCGTGCGGTGCCATCGGCCACGCTGTGTTTAATACCCGCAACACTCAGTGCTAGTAGCTCGGTTACATAGCTGTGGCGTACTGCGTTTTTTTTCTCTGCGGGGTGTGCCATTAGTTCATCAATCCATTTTTTACGGCGTAGGCGATTAACGTTACCGCCAAACCCGCAGACCCACCCATAGCAGCTACTTTAAGCCGCTGGTTAGTAAGTTTCTCTTCAACACTTTTTAAGCGCTCATCGTGTTTATTAATGGCGGTAACTTGGCGCTTTTCGCTTTCTTTTATATCGGTTTTTAATGCGTCGGTGACTACTTTTTGGCGTGCTTCGCTTTTTTCGATACTATGATGAATGTCGGCTTTTATCTCAGCAACACTGGTTAAAATGGCCTCTTGGCTTGCTTTAATAGAGCCAATAGATTCAAAAAGTAGGTTTTCTTGTTCTGGGGTCATTGGCCAATCCTTACGGGTTAAATACTTTAATGCCCGTCCACATAGGCGTGCGTACATCAAAATGAAACCAACTTACTAAACCTTCAATGGCGGTAATGTCTGGAAACTCTTCAGGGTGGGCTAATACGTAATCACGTACTTGTTGGGCGGTATGATTTTTAAAGCTGCAGTCAAACCCTTTGCCAAGTTTGTGCTGGCTGCGCTTAGCACCATCGGTGCAATCAAGTGGACGATAACCACGGTATTGATTAGCGCCGCCCCAATACCAGTTGTTTACAGTGCATGGGCCAAACTTTTCACGTAGTTTTTGCAACATGCGCAGCGCACGAGCATCAAAGCAATTGATTAAAAATAGAGGTGAATCTTTAAATAGTTCAAATGTTGCTTTAGGTACCAGTTCTTGAAATATAAAGCTGGGTGCTAAAGGAACCGCCACACGTTGTTTAAGTGCCATGCTGTTTAGTCCTTGTGATTTTAGTTAAACGTTGTTTAGTTAGGACATAACAGGCAGGTAAGCGCGTATTGCGAAGTGGTTTTTTAGCCGCAGGGTTAAGCAGCTGTTTAACACGGGCACGCAATGCTGGCAGGTCTTGCAGCGGGCAACGACGCGAAATAGCGATTTGCTCGGCTTTAGAACTGGCTTTAATTATTTGCTGAGCTAAATGCTCAATAATTGGGATATGCACTGTATTTGTCATACAGTAAGTAAATCAATTTAGGGGGAAATAAACCGCTGTAAAGTTGTTTTCAGCTAGGCGCTGTAGAGGTGTTATATTAGGTTAAAGCAAATTGGCTTATGATTACAAGAGCCACAAGCCAATTAGTTTAAATAAGATTTAAACAGGGTTTAAAGTAGTGTTAAAAGTTCGTTTAGCAGGTCGTTTACTTGGCGATCTGTAAGCGTGCCTTCTTCCAGTGCACCTTCAATTAATTGTCTCGCATCATCGTTTAATGCCATTTGGTTGTTAAAACATACACGGCGCAGACTACCGCCATTAATGTTCATGCCAGCGGTGACTTGAGGTGCCTCGCCTTCAAATTTAACTACGTAAGTTTGGTATTCAGATGTCATTATTTACCCTTGATTTCTTTATATGCTTCGCGGTATTCGTCCATCATGCCTGTTGTATCTAGGCCAAATAACTTGCGTTGGTTTATATACCGGTTAAACAAATTTAAACTGTGTTCGTACTGCCACGGCTTCGGCTTAGCGCCGCCGCTAAGCTGTAAAGCCGTGAGCAATACAAAGTTATTGTTTTGCATTACTTAAATGCGGTGGTATTTGTGTCCGCACTTCTTTATGCGTCGAAATTTTGAAAAAGCCACTGCCACAATGCCAACAGATCGATAACGTGTCCCAAACCACATCATTAGGTGGTTGAATTGTGCTTAACTCTTCATTACAGCACGGGCATTCAAATGCTATTAAAGGCACACCACGAGACTTTGCTTGATCAAAGTAATCTATTGCTTCTTTTCTTAAATCGCTTAGTGATTCCATGTTATTCCCCTAATAATCTGCATCTAATTTTACTTGAAAGCTTTCATCACAGTGCTGGCAGCCTGCTTCCTCATCCTTTAATTCACTTTGATAAACCGTTGTTTCATTTTCGCAATGCGGGCATTTCGCATGTACATCAAACTGTGTTATTTCACCTAATTTCATTTTAATAACTCCTACAAACTCAAATTGAGTTGTGTTTCGTGATTGCGCTCTAACTGATACGCGCTGTAAATACTGGTTATTTGCTGACGCGTAATTTTAAAACGCATTACCAGCTGTTGAATGGTGCTGGTTTTGTTATCCAGCTCTTTGCATATTTCTTGGTTACGAATTTGCATTAGCACTTTGTGTAACATGGGCATTTGGTAATGCTTAGTTTCGTATTCTGCTAGTAGCTCGTTGACTACATCCATACCAAAAATTTTAACCACTTCGTGATCAGCTGTTGGCTGCTTGGGTATATAAAACATTTGCCCTTGTTTTTCGGTTAAAATAGCAATCGTTTTTTCAACCCCCAAGTGCTTAACTATGCTGCGCAAACCATAAGGCAATGCACGCATATCAATTGTTACTGAACTCATTAATCACCCTCCAGTAAGTGTTCTAAATTATATTCGCGGTCAATTTCACGCTGCTCTTTGTAGGCTTCAACATTGCGCCTGGCTTTACTTTTTTTAACGTCGCCCGCTTTTACTGCGCGGCGATTTAACACCTCTTGGTACTGCGGGTTGCGTGGGTTAATAGTAAAGTTTTGGTACTCTTCGTAATTAGCCATTTAAGCCCCCTGCTTAGCCTTTTGACGTGCAAGCCATTGCTTAAGCACCTCTATAATATGCGGCCACTGCTGCGCACTTTTATACAGGGTTTTACCTTGTAAATGTTTTTCGCAAAACGCGTCGCAAGCCTGCTTAGAATCTACATTTACCGCGCCTGCTCGGTGCAGCTGCCCCCATAGGCTGTAAATCATTTTTAGCTGTGCAGGTAATTGCTTTTTACCTGCATTAGGGTTCATAGCGCGGTAACGAGCAAGCAGCTGCTGTTGTTCAAGTTTACTAAGCCCTGTGCATGTATTTGTGCGGCCATCTGCAATGTACGACACATTAAGTTGATGGGTATCTTGGTCGATACCCGCAGCCTTTTGGGCAATTTTGATTTGCTGTATTAAGTTGCTCACGCTATTTCCTCCTGGGCTACAAATTCGAAGGTTGGTGAGTCGGTAATGGCAATTATTTTAATGCCCCAGTCGTGCATACCTTCAGTAAACACCAGTGGAAAATGACGATAAATAGTATTAAAACGGCGTGCTGTATGGGCATGAGAATTAACCTCGTGCACGTGATGTATTGCAAAAAGCTTATCGGCAACTAAGGTTGCAAATGCCGCTTTTATATTACCGTCGCAGCTGTCGATTAACTCCCCCTGTGGGTCCATTTTTGCCAGTAGCGAAAACATGCTTTGGTTAGTAACGCGATCACTAAATGCCAATTGTGCTGTGTAACGTGCTGTGTTTAATTTTATTGAAAATGCCATGATTAAATCCTTATTTAAATTATGTTTAAACGGCGTTTAAACCGCTGGTTTATTAAGTACTGATGAAAAAATGCCATTTATTAAAAGTTTATCTATGGCCGTGTCTGGGTTTTTATTTGTGTGGTTCAGCAAATGCGGTAACAGGTTTTCAACCAGTTCACGTGCATTACCTTCAACGCGCTTGTGCAGCCACTGCCACCATTTTGCGTCGTCTTGGGCGAGTTTTACGGTGCCCTCGGTTAACTCTAAAAACAGGGTGCGAATGTCTTCTACGGTTATTTGGCCAATGGGTTTAGGCCAAAAGCACACGCGGCTTGCTATTAGTTCGTAACGCTCTTGCGTTTGCAGTTTGTCGACCAGCTGAATGTTGCCAACCAGGGTTACGCCTACTATGGCTTGGTCGCTAATGGTGCGCAGTGGGTCGAGTGAGTTAGGCTTGCACTTATCGGCTTCGTCTAAAATGATTAAACGGTCGGTATCGCGCAGTGCCATAATAATTTTTTGCATGTTTTTATACGCACTTGGGCAGCGCGATAAGCCCAGGGCTGCAGTTAACTGCTCAAGCACTTGGGTACTACTGGTTTGCTCGCTGCCGGCGATTAAAATGGCTTCTTTATTTTGGCGGCAATATTCATTAATACCTTTGGTTTTACCTAGGCCCGCTTGGCCTGCAAACACACTAAAGCGCTTACGTGCACGCGCTTGGTCGCACGCCATAGCAATAAGCTTAGAGGTACTAGTAGGAATAAAGCGTACATCGCCGTACACAATACTAATTTGCTTGCGCTCGGCGGGGTTGTTATTAGCCTTGCCTTGGTCAACATCTGCAGGGCAAATTAACGCCCAAATGTCGTGTAAGTGTTTAGTAGGTTTGGCGTTGTATTTACCGTTAATTAATTGGCTAATAGACGAGGTGCTTTTACCCATGCTTACGGCAATACTTGCGCTGGTAATGTTTTGGTCGCGTATTTCGGGCGATTGCAAGCGCAAACAAATACGTGATGCTAATTCGCGATCGGCTTTAGCATACGACTTATTAAAGCCGTTACGTTTTTCAATGTCGGTAATAGCCGCTTCACCAAAGAGCTTATGCCACATAGCTACAACTATTTTTTCAGGATTTATAGTGCATTTATTTGCCAGCACCTCTTTAACCGATTGCAGCGCAAAGCCACAATTAAGCTCCTCAATAGTCATGCCTGTGGTGCTCAGCTCTTGGTTAATAAGCTCAACACGTAGCGTTTGCTCGGGTGTGTATGGGAATGGTTGGTTATAGCTCATAGCTGTGTTCCTTACGTAAAAGTGGTTGGTCTAATAATTCGTTTAGGTCAATTTCGTGTTGTGGCACTGCAGGTGCTACGTCAAAATCAAAAATATTTACTGGGGTTAACTGCTCAGTAATGGCATTAACAGGCGCGGCCAGCTCAGTGACTGCATCGATATCAATAATGCGTGTACTGGCTTCTTGGGCGCGCACTTCTTGTAAATGTACTTGTAAGCGTTTTTCGCGGCCTGTAAGGCGTTTTTGCTGTGCTTGTTCAACACGCGAAGACGGTATTGCATGGGTTTTGCTTTTTAAGTTAGCAACCATTAAAAACTCACCGTTTAACTTATAAAGCTTGGTGTAGCTGTCGTCGTGCATGTCGTAGGCTGCAATTAGTTCTTGGCCATTAAACTGGTGCAAAAAGTCGGCACTGTAATCACGTTGATGCAAGCGAAAGCGGCCACGGCGAATGTTTACCGTTTCGCGCGGCAGCATTACAAAGTCGCCCTCTACCGGTGGTACGCGGTCAACGTTTTCATCCCACACTTGTTGGCGAGTTTTACCTTTAACTTCTGGGTGCTCACTGTTGTGGTAGTCGTTTAAAAAGGCTTTAAACTCAGCTATCCACTCGTCAACACTTGGCAGTTTACGTTTGCCTTGCTTGGCTTCTTTTAGTACCAGCTGCTTATGGCGATCGTTATGATGGCGACCACAATAAGTGCTGAACTTTTTGCCTACACGGTCTTCCATGTGCAAAAAGAACCGCTCTATCCACTTGGCTCTGGCATTGCCAGGTATGGCAAAAATAACGTCTATTTCAAACTGGGCATAAAAGCCGGTGGTGTCGTCGTTCATTAGTTTGTTTTTGTAGCCAGAGCCGTTATCTAAATAAAACATGGCAGGCACGTTGTTATGTACTTTAATAGCGCGGCTAATAGCGGCTAAAGTATCAATCGTGCTTTCGGCGTAGCCAAGTTCCCAGCCCACAATGCAGCGGCTTGCTACGTCTTGAAACGCGGTAAGTTCTGCACGGTATGGCTTGCCTGTTTTAGGGTGCGCTAAATACACGTCAATGGTGTGGCCATCGCCGTTATACATAACGCCAGGCTTAATGTTGTCGGTTGAGCGCAGTAAGTGATCTTTGTGCTTTTCGCGATACAGCTTTGCACCCATACGGTATGGGCTTTGTGGGCCTAGCTCATGGGGCAATGCATTTATAAAACGGCGTACTTGGTGGTGCTGTGCCTTGTAGCCCTCTTTATTTAGTTGGTCGCTCACTTGCGCAAAGCTTGGGCTGTTTGGGCTGTGGTACAGCTCAAGGCTGCGAGCAAGCCAGCTGTACTGGGTTTGTGCTTTGCCTTTATGGTTAGGTAATAAGCCATTAATGCCATTGTCTTTGTACGCATTACACCAGTTATATATAGTGGCGCGGCCAGGCAACTTGCCTAGTACTTCAATAGCGACCATTAAGGTGCTAGGCGCTAGGTTTGCACGGTAATTAGTTACAAGTAACTCAAACGCTTTTGGTAACCCGCCTTCTTGGGTAAGCAAGTGGCGCACAAGTACAGCACGGCTTTGGGCTTTTTTGCGGGCGGTTTCGCTGGCATTTTGCCAACTTAGTTCGCTACCTGTGCTTGGTAAGCGATTAAATCGTTGAACTGCAGGATGCATTGCTCTCTCCTACTTATGGGTTTTAGTTTGGTCGTTAAACATGGCTAGCATGTATTCACGGTTTGCTTGGGCGTCTTGCCATTCATCCTCGGCAAATTGCGGTATGCAGTCAGCGCCGGCTAAATGCTCTGGGCCAAACTCGCCACTTAAACGGTTGAGCATATGGGTAATGCGTTGCTGTACCGCTAAGAATAAATGCCAGGTTGTTTGCGCTGCACCAATGCGGTGGTTTAAATCGAGGTCGCGGGCATTACAGAGCTGCTCGGTCATGGCAATAAACTCTTCGAGTGACTCGTTAACAACGGCGTTGTGTGCAAAAGCCTTTTGGCGCACCTGCGCTACTAACATAGGTAACTGGTACATTTGGGTTGGGGCTTTAGTTAAGCGCTCGTTTTCAAGGGCGTTTATAAGCGTGGCGGTTTGCTCTTCAAGATCAGTGTGCTTGTCTTTCAGCTTGCGAATTTCTTTACGAAACTCACGCACAGACAAATCATTTAGCGAGTCTAGATCCTCGTCATCAAGTGATTCCACGGTTTCAACTGGTAGGCGCGCCATTTCAATCAGTTTGCTTTTGTTCATGTTTAAAAGCGCCGACGTCCGCGCTTTTGCCTCTGGCAACGCCAAAAACATTTTTGCGACAGCGATACTGCTTTGGGCTGAGCGTGGTGCAATAGTGTGTTCACGTAACTTGCGCTCAAATTCGCCGTGACCTAAATGCATTTTGATCGACATATACAGCAGCCCCCGTTTTGCGGTTTCTACCAACGCTTGCTCTTCCATACGCACAACCAGTTGCCATGCTTCATCAACCGAATCTGGCATAACTAGTTGTATGTGCCCCGCCATTTTTTCAATTTTGGCACTGAGCTGCTGTTGCTCTTCGGCAGAGAATGCTTGCTCTGTTAACTCAGTGCTCATAGCGGGCTCCAAAAGTGCTTGTTATCGATGAAACCGTGCCCGTTTTAAAGTTTGTTACCGATGTAAGTTGTGGCCTAACTACGCTTTTGTTGTTTGCTAACAGCATTACATCAGCCTCAATACTGCTAATTTGGTGTTTTTTAGACGGAGCTTGGTCTTTGATGGTCATTGTTTTAGCCTTAATTTGGTTTTATAACGGGTGGTGTAATGGTGCTTTCATTCTTGGTCGTCGTTGGTGAGTAACGACTCGGTAATGTAGCGTTGCATGGCGGTGCGCTCTTCTATTTCCATTTGCAGCTCAGCGTGTTGTTGCAGTAGCTGCGAGCGCTGATCAACCGCTTTAAATAAAATAGGTTTTAGCAACACATTGGCAGGCTCAGTTGAGCGAACGGCGTAGCACAGTGCAGGTAAAAAATGCATTGGCATGTAGTGGGCTTGGCTAGGTGCTAGCCACTTATTGAGTTTTGACTGATCAACCTCGTTGTTTTGCGAGTGCAAAGCGTCGTTCATACGGTCCGCTATTACTGGGCGGCTAAAGCCAGAGCGCTTCATGGCTGAGCATACGCTGTGAATAAACAAGTGATATATATCGCAGTCGGGTGCTACATCGGCTTCAAGTATGCTTTTAGTCATTTGGTTTTTTTGTGCCATTGTTAAATGTTCCATAGTAAAAAGTTCTCTAAAATTACCTTGCTTAGCTGCAGGACTTATTCACATGATGTAGGTGCAAGCAAAGCGGCAAGTTCGGCTTTACGCTTGTTGAGATTGGCTTCTTGTTTGGTTTTACATTGATATGCAGGCACGTCTGGAAATACCTGCTCTACTGGCATATCTATAGCTTTAGCAATGGCATTTGCTATAACAGATGAGGTATTACGGCGATGAATAATAGAGCTAATATGAGATGGGTGTTTGTTAATGCACTCAGCAACCATGGCGAGGGTATAACCCTTTTTGTAAATTGCGGCTTTGATTTCTTCGTGATTCATTGTAAATTACCTTATTAATTTGTGAACCTGCTGGTAGCTGATACTTGTAGCGGGTTTATGTTTAAGACAACTGAACTATAAGTGCACGTACGTGCACTGTCAATAAGAATTGAGCATGTTTGTGCATAATATTTGTGACGCTATAAAATTTGAACGCGAAAGATTAGGGTTTACTCAAGAGCATTTTGCTAAATTATGTGGCGTGAGTCGCAGATCACAGGCTAATTATGAGTCTGGGATACGTGCCCCAGATGCTGATTACTTAACGGCAGCAATAAAAGCTGGTTGTGACCTTGAGTTTTTGTTTAATGGCACACGAAGCAAACAACTTGATGAAGCCGCACTTGAAGATTGCATAGAAATACTTGAAGACGCATTAGTATTGGCGGGTCGCAAGCTGACAGCAAAGCAGAAGGCACGCGTAATTTGCGTGCTATATGATGAATATACCGATGATGGTGTAGAACTAACCGCACAATCAGTAGTGAGGCACTTACGATTGGTGGGGTAAACTTATTAGGCATTAAGTAATGGACGATAAAAAACAAAAGCTACGGGATGAACTTGCTCGGGCGCTAAAAGCAGAGTATGAAAACTCTGATAAACAGCAAGCCGCTGATGATGAAAAGGTTGATACCAAGCCAGAAGATAGGCATTTAAAAATAAACCAAAGCATTGTAGGCAGTAATAATAGTGTAAGCCAAAGCGTGAATTATATTGCAAGGGATGGGTTTGATCCTAATAACCCTAATATAATTGAGTGCCCATGTTGCTGGAACCAAGCTAGTAAACTTGCTAATTGTATAAATTGCAATCTTGATATACCGGCGTACTTTCATTCTTTGGAAGTAGAGCGGCGCGAACAGATTGCTAAAAAGCAGGCAGAAGTTACCTTGATTGCGAGTTTAGCTTGCTTTGGGTTAAACTGGTTGACTGGTTATTCAATGTTTATTGTTGCCGGTATAGGGTTGTTGTTTATTGCTACTTCACTAAGTAAGTTATCTGGTAAATAATTAGGTTCTATAAATAAAAAAGCCCCTAGCTAGGGGCTTTTTTATTTAATTGAGTGGGGCTCTATAAGTCCAAACATCATCAAACTTTCTCACTGTCTCATTTAACTGGTTTACAGTTATAAACTGCCCGCCATCAAAAACTAAATCATATCCGCCACGTACCGACCCACCGTAACTATTTGTTGCGTTATATGTATAAAAGTAACACCAGTAACCGTAATCATACTTTGGTGATATGTTGTCTGTTACTCCCATATTGCTGGCATAACATTTATAAGCATTACTTATTTTAAGAAGCTTAAGAGAACTTGGGTCTTTTAATGTTGGTGCTATAAATTGCTCTGCTGCAAAAATTGCTTGTTCATTCGTTGGTCTATCTGGATAGTTAAGTGTTTTAGCTTGTTCATAAGCTTGTCCTGTCGACTTACAGCCCCCAAAAACTGCCACAGCTGCGAGTGTTAAAAGTAGTTTTTTCATGTTTTTCCTTTCTTGTATTTAATCCTACAGGCTACATTAGCGAGAGCCATTTTTTATGTAAAGGTTTTTCCGGCAGTGGTTTTTACTGGGGTTGGTTATTGTGTATGCTAAGTTGATATTTAACTTTAAGGTTTTTAAATTATTAAATTTGTACTATTGTAGGTTCTCAAAAATACACTAGAGGGAACTTTATGAAAGTACGTATTATGGGGTTTACTATTGATCCTACCGAAAAGCCAAGTCTTAATGAATTAATGGGCAGTATTCAAGCTGATTATATCGATACCAATAAAGACAAAGAAGAAAATATAAGCGGTGGTCGTTTACTCTTTATTGACGCTAGTACACATAATGACTTTTATGTTGGCCTAGTTATTACAGCTAAAGATGCCAAGACATATTGCCAGTTAAAGAAGGATGCAGGTGGTGCTTTAAAAGTGGTTGTTGCTGATCTTGATGATGATTCTAGCTTGATGGAATTTAACTTCTTTGTCATAAAAAAAGATAATGGTATTGGCCTTTATCAGCATTACCACCAGTCTTGCAGCATGAATGGCACAATGAAGCTACTTAAACAGCGTTTCAATATAATACATCGACAAAAGGTTGAAGAAGCTAAATCGCTTTATATTAATACTGAAAAACTCTCTAAAAAGAAAGCTACGACTAAAGCTAATGCAGAACACCATGACCGCTTTAAATGGCAAATGCTCGTCAGTGACGAAAAGCTAAACAAAATTCTTGCTCATATGAAACGAATTAAAGCGTTAGAATTAAACTTCTCTACTTTAGAGGCTGAGGCCGATGAGTTTAGAGGATTGAAAGATCACGTTGTAAAAAATACTCAACGTTTTCTTTTTAGTCAGCAATCAAAACTTTTAGATTTAGTTAGAAATGTCATAACATGCGTAAATGATTCGGATGCTGATTCTGGCCGAGTGATTGCTATCGATATTAACGATAATGAGCAAACATTTGATATAGAGGAAAACTTAGATATTTTTGGTGTGTATGATTTTGATGATGTTAGCAAAAAGATTGATGCATTAGCCATTGATGATTTTGCAAATAGCTGGATGATTAAAGAGTTAATTAGTATTTGTAATAAGCGTTCAGAGTACTTTAAAGCTAAACTTAAGAAAAAATAGAGGAATGTACTATGGCTGGAAAAAAGGTTCTATTTTACTGCTTTGCGGCTTCGTCCCTTTTTATAATTGCTATTTATGTTGCTAGTTTTTATTTTAATTTGGACCCTGATAAGGTTGTTAAATTTTATCAGGTTAATATTCGTGGCAGCTTATTTGCTGGGTTTTTAACTCTTGGTGGTTTTTTACTCTCATTAAAAACATTCATTATTGTAAAATTGAAAGAAAATGTTTATGACCATGATGAGTATGAAAAGCGCTTTGAAAGACAAAGCAAACTTAATAGTAAATTGGTATTTTATGCACCACTAAAAAACCTAAGCAACTTTTTATTTTGGACTGTTGTCAGTTGTATTGGTGCAGCAATATTACAACTAACGCTTGGGTTATTTAACTCTTTTTATACAACTTTGATTGCTGTAATGGCTGCTCTATTTGCTCTTAGTGTCCTTATGTATTCGTTATATCTTATCAAACTTTGCTTAAATGACTGGTTTGAATTTTTAGATATGGCTAGAAAAGTTAAACTAAAAGAAAATAATGAAAGTAGAAAACAGAACGCTGCTGATTGAAACTATTCTAAATAATCTCTATATAGTATGAGAAAGCCCCTATTTGGGGCTTTTTTAGTTTGAAGAACCAATAATGCTCAGATTGCTAAAGTTATTTTTTACATACCAAGCGTGTGCAGATGAAATTAAAGTAACCGTTGTTGATGGAAGTCATTCTGTGGCTGATTTAAATTCACTTGCTATGAGTAAGGTTGTTAAACAGCAAGTAAAAAATGCAAAGTACTACGTTAATCCTTAAAAATACATTAACGCCTGTAAGCTATTTTAAGCGCCCTGCTTTGTTTTGTGGCTACATTGGCTTGAGTTGAAACCGTTTAAACACACCCAGTTGAATTTAAACACGGTTTAAACATGGTTTAAACTCATTTGCGGGGTGTGTTTGTTAGATTTACTTGTTATAGCGCATTTAAGGCACTGGTTAAATTGGCTTTAGCTTTGCGAGTTGAGTAGTTTATTTGCTTACTTGAGCGCAATGGGTCTTTTAATACTATTTGTTGCTGGGCTATTGCTATGTATTCATCCGTTGAAATATAACCATCACTAAAGCTGTTTTTAATTTTTGCTGTTAGTAGTGGGTTTGTGTTTTGGATAATGCGCTGCGTGAGGGTGTCGTACATGTTGGGCGATATTTCATTGGGCTTTCCATATTCAACATTTTTTATGTTGGGTTGTAGCAATAGCTGCTGCGAAGCAAATAATGCTGCAGCTATTAATAGTGTCACGAATAACGCTTTTTTGGTTTGAAGTATTTTAGGGAGCATGGCCAATCCTTGGTTGTACAGTTAGTATAATAAAAGACCTTAAAACTAACTTTGTCAAAGAGGGCTATCAATAGCCCTCTCTTTTTATAACTATTCCTTGTATTTAGAAGCTGGAATTTCTAGTCTCCACATTCCACCATCTTTTCTAAAAATACGCTTACCTTTTTTAGTGATAAACGGGCGATATATTACTACTACATCTTCTTTGGTTTTGCTAGACATTGGTATGTCTCCTAATTAAACGCCACTAATTGACATTTCACCAGGTTGCAACTATACTCCGCTTGTCTAATTACGTAGCATATACGCGCTAAGTGTAGTTGCTATTGGTGTTTTTTACGTAGTGACTTTCGTAAAAAATACATTAAAAAAGGCGGGCTGCCACCCGCCTTTTTTAATTTCTTAATTTTCTTAATTTGGTTTCAGCTGCTGGTAAACTAATTCCATACTTAGCAGTTAGATCGACAGCTGTCTCCGTACCTAGTAAATCTCTAGAGTCTATTAATAATTCTGACGCAAATTCATCTGCCTGCCACTCACTATCCTCATATACTTTATGGTTTTTGACTTCACCACGTGCGTATGATTTTGGTGCTTGATTTTTATGAAGAAACAGATGCCCTAATTCATGGGCAAGCGTGAATCGGTGAAATGGAATTCCATCACATGCACCATTAAAGACAGTTTGTTGAATCCTAATATGTTCTTTATCGGGGAACGTCTCTGCCAAGCGTACACCCAGTACATCATCATCAACGACTTCATATGTCAAAAGACCATTATCCATTAGATGCTCATAAACAGATACAATTGGTACTTTATGATTTTTAATGTTTAGTCCTTCAATCAAGACCATTAATACTTCTCTCACTTTATGAGCTTTTGTGTGTATATCAATGGTTTTAAGCGGCGTGACTTTATGGCCTAATTTACGTTTATACAAAATATTAATCCTCTAGTATTGCCATCAACTGCTGTCGCTTGGCTGGATCTAGGTTTTGATATGTTCTTGCAAAGCAAGATGCTAACTCACGATCTTTTGCAGAACTTTTCTTCAAATCTAGTTTAATCATAGCCTGTGACTCCTCTATCGTGTCTTTTAGGCGTGCGGCTTCATCTTTAGATAAGCCGAAATATTGACTCACATTATCAATCATTGAACTTGGTATATTCTTTTTACCTAACTCTAACGCCGATAAATGTGATGAAGTTACACCCAAAGACTCTGCCATCTCTTTTAGATTAACTCCTTTTTTGATCCGTAATTTCCTTATAAATTGACCAAATTTAGTTACATTCATTACAGTCCCCTGTCGCAGTTGTTACATAGCTAATGTAAGCTATGACAGAACTATAAACCGTTTTTAGGTTGATATCAACTAAAAATCAGTTTATTTATCAACTTTATTTTAGTTGATTTCATAATATTTAAAAATACTTGCTTACTTGTTCAACTCAATTTAGCCTATATAAGCAACCCCAATACACCCGCTGTAAAGTCTATTCCAGCGGTTGGGGTTCTCCTCCTCACATACACTGGTGCCACTTAGTTAGTTTATTGGCACTAGGAACATGGCAAACAAAACAAGCACAAACACCAAATTCAATTGGTTTGAAGTATTTAGAGCCGGTACACAAACCGATTCTAAAGGCGTAACACACACATTTAGCGACGCGGATTTAAACAGCGTTGTAACCAACTTTAAACCTAAAACCGCGCCGCTGGTTATTGGCCACCCTAAAATGCACGATGCTGCATGGGGCTGGGCCAGTGATTTAAAAGCAGAGGGCGGCTCTTTGTTTGCTAAAGCAGACGATGTTTGCGCTGAATTTGCCCAAGCTGTAGCCGATAAGCGCTACCCTAACCGCTCGGTACGATTAGAAAAAGTAGCTAATGGCTACCAACTTGCGCACATTGGTTATTTAGGTGGCAAGCCACCCGCTGTTGAAGGCCTTGCCTGGCAGTTTAACCAAACAGATGATGCCGACACCCTTACTCTAGAATTTGCTGCCGGTGATATTGACGACATATCGCTGCACACATCAAACACCCTTACCCGCCTTATGAGTAATTTACGTGGCTTTATAACCGACCGCTTTGGTAGTGAAGCAGCAGATAAAGTTGTACCTAATTACGAAGGTGAATGGTTAAAAGAAGAAACCATTATTGCTGAGCATGAGCGTGCTAAAGCCAATAGCGACAACAATACAGAATTTAATAAAGGCGATGATGCTATTAATACCGATGTAAATAGCAACGCCACCCCACCCACCCATGAGGACAATGCAATGGATGAAAAAGAGAGAAAGGCGCTGCAAGACCAAATTGATGCAGCGAACGCTAAAAACGCTAAGTTGGAATACGCGCAGCGTGTTGCAGCGGCCAGCACCTTTATTAATACCGAAGTAAACGGCGGTAAAGCGCCGCGTTTAACGAATACCGATGGTGTGGCTGAGTTTATGGCCAAGTTAAATGATGGCGATGCCACGTTTGAATTTGCAGCCAGCGACGGTAAAAACCAAGAGCTTAAACCTGCGACCTGGTTTGAAGGGTTTTTAAAAGGTTTACCAGAGCAAACTGGCTTAACGAGCGAGTTTAATAAAGACGATAAAAACGGCGAAGTAACTGACGATAGTGCAGAAACACTGGCAGCTAAGGCGCTTGATTATCAACAATCACAATCTAGCAAAGGCGTGACTATTAGCATTACCGCTGCGCTGGACCACATTAAAAAGGCATAAGACTATGGCAAATCCAGGATTTATTAAAAACTTTGCGGCAACAGCTACTATTGCTGCTAACCGCTTGGTTGTTGTATCGCCAGTGGCTGACTTTGCTGTAGCAAGTGCGGTAGATGCAAGCGCAGCGTATGCCGGCGTAACTGAGCAAGGTACAGACGATCATTTACGAATAGATGTGGTTATGACTCAAAGTGCGCCGGTTGAATTTGGTGGTGTAATTGAAGCGGGTGATTTAATTGTTGCAGACGCAGACGGTAAGGCCGTGGCATTTGACTTAGCTACGAGTGTAGGTGAGACACAAATACATATTGCAGGCTGGGCCATGGAAGACGGTGACGTGGGTGTAATTGGTGACATATTTTTAGCACCACAAGTAATAGCGACTATTCCAACTGCATAGCGCAGCTGGGTTAACTTAAATTTATATAATAAGGATTTGTCATGAGTAATGGTATGCCATTTACCCCTGATGTTGAGCAAACGGCGATTGCCATTGCTTACAAAAATAAAGCCTTGGTTGCAGATACACTTGCACCTTATTCACCGGTTGGGTTACGTAACTACAAATGGACCGAGTATAAAAAAGGCGAAAAGTTTACCGTTGTAGACGATAAAATTGGCCGTAAATCGTCCCCTAATCAAGTTGAGTTTAGTGTTGAAGATAGAACCGGCTCAGTTGTTGATTATGGCTTAGCGGATGTTGTGCCAAATGACGATGTTACGAATGCGCCAGCAAACTATAACCCGCGTTTACATGCTGCTGAAAGCTTAACTGATTTGGTATTGCTTAACCGTGAAATACGCGTTGCGACTATGTACAACAAAGCCGCTAACTTTGGTAACACTCAATCATTAGCTGCGGGCGGACAAAAGCGTTTAGATGATGCAACACTGGATATTTTGCCGTTCTTTTTAGACATGCTTGATGCGCCGCTTATGCGCCCGAATGCCATGACGCTATCGCAAAGTGTGGCCACTAAGCTGCGTACCCTCCCTAAATTACTAAAAGCGTTTAACGGTACTAGTGGTGACCAAGGCCTAGTGCCATGGAGTTATATTAAAGAAGTACTTGAGCTTGATTATATAACCGTAGGCCAAGCGCGATTGAACACAGCTAAAAAAGGCCAGGCACTTGATCTGCAACGTGTGTGGAAAGATAGCTTGTCGTTTACTTACCACGATCCGCTTGCGTCGTTTAACAATAACCGTATGACCTTTGCGCTAACCGCCCGTTATGGCTCGCGTACATCGGGCAACCGTGATGTAAGTGCCGGTTTAAATGGCGGTGTTGAAATTATGGTAGGCGAAGCCGTACAAGAGCAAGTTATTGCAAAAGATTGCGGTATTTTACTTACCAACGTATTAACGCCTGGCTAACGCTAGATTTAATTTTTCATTGTTCCCTAGTTAAAAGGCCTCTTTTTTTGTTTTTTTTGGGGCCTTTTTTTACTAACTGAGGTGTGTATGTTTACGACAGTTCAAGCAGTTATCGACAAAGTTGGCATTAATGTGCTGTTGCAATTTGCTACGGCTAAGTTTGCGGTGGCGGGCAGTCGCCCTACTCGTGACGATGTAGAAGCCGCGCTTTTAAGTGAAACGTATAGTGAGTTACAAGCGCAGATTAATGCTTGGTATAACCAAGCGCAAAAAAATGTAAATTCAGTTATTGCGGGGTATGTAGCGCGGTTTGAGCTAAACCAACGCGACATTGATGGCTCGGTATTACCTGGCATAGCTAATGATTTAATGCATTGTGAACTTGCCCCTAACATTGCAGACGAACACCTTAAAAACCTTAAAAGCAGTGCTATGGCGATGCTAGACAAGGTTAGTAAAGGCGTGATCCAAATTAAGGAAGACGGGCCCGCAGCCACAAGAACAGGGATGCGCACGAGAGTTGCAGGCTCTCAATTTAATTGGCCAGGTTATTAAAGTGGCGGGTGTATTTATAAATATAACGGGTAATGCGCTAACAGGTTTAACCCAAATTGCAAATACAAGTGGTGAACCCGCTGATGTATTGGATGATATTGGTGCCTTTTTAGACATGGACGTTACCACCCGATTTTTACGTGAAGTAACACCCAGTGGTAAAAAATGGGAGCAATCGCAAGCAGCCAAAGACCGTGGCGGTTTAACGCTTACTGATGAGCGTAACCTGGCAGGCTCGGTAACGCACAACGTAAACGGCAATACGCTTGAGCATGGTTTAGGTGAAAAGTATGCAGCAATACACCACTTTGGTGGTGAAACTGGCCGGAATAAAAGTGTGACGTTACCAGCGCGTGAAATTATAGGCATACAAGTGCCACAAATAGCACACATTAACGGCATGATCACCGATTGGTTAATTTAAACATGTTTAAAGAGCATTTAAATGGCATTTAACTTTGATTTAAACAACATAGAAACCTTGCTAAGCAACACTGTGCTTAATGCAACCGTTGGCTTTGCAAGCGACTTTAACTACGTGCGTGAACATGCAGTACACAGTGCCCAGCTGTTTGTATTGCCACTGGCCGATGACAATATCAATACCAATGAAGTGCCTGGGCTTGATGAGTATCAGGTTAAAGATGTGTTTGCGGTGATGATTGTGATCCCCTGCTCTGCAGGGAATGCCACCACTGATGAACAAATTAAACAACTGCGCAGTGATATTAAAACCGCCGTGGCTGGGTGCCAGTATGCGGGGTGGGATGCAATAAAACTTGATAAAGGCCGCACGATTGAGCTTAGCAAGAAAACAAATAATTTAATTTATCAGTGTCAGTTTAGTGTAACTGGCATACATACCGTAGCTGTGAGGGCAATGCCATGAGCAAAAAAACAGAGCCGCAATTAACCACGACTACCGACAGTAAAGCTGTGGAGCCTAAAGCCCCCGCTATGTCGCGAGCGATGACAATTGCACAAAACGTTAACCAAACTTTAGCAAATGCTAAAGGTAACAGAGATGAGCTAGCTGGCGCTTTTGATTTAAAGAGTGGTGAGCTAATTAAAGTGGAGGTTACGGCATGAGCACGTGGCGATTTAAAGACAAACTCATTTTAGCAGATGCAGCTGGTACGACGCTAACTGGCCTACATGCAATATATGCCAGTGACGTGGAGTTTACGCCAGAGAGCGAAAGCGAAAAAGACGAGCTAGAAACCAGCTATAGCGGTGCAAGCATGGAAACCTTTTATGGCGAGCATGTAAGCCTAAACTTTAAAACACCGCTGGCAATGAGTGGTACAGCGGGTACAGCACCAGCATATGCGCCACTACTGCTTGCCTGTGGCATGGTGCAAGTGGCTGATGTTAGCAGCGTTACCTTTACTAAAGGTGCGGCAGTGGCTGCTAAGTGCGCGTTACGCTTTGGTAAAAACACCCATAACATTACACAAATGAAAGGCAATGTGAGCTTTGCGCTTGAAAAAGGTAAGCCCATGCTTAACTGGCAGTTTAAAGGTTTGTTTAGTCCGCCGGTTGCAAGCAGTGCCCCGCCAAGTGTTGATTGGGATCGTTGGGTACGCCCCGAAGTGCTAGGCGTAAGTAACAGCTCTGACTTTAAACTAAGTGGCACCCAGCGCACGCTGCATAAGTTAACAGTTGATTTGGGTAATAACGTGGTGTTTGACCGTGCCATTAACCACGAAGAAATTATGATTACCGGGCATGAAAGCAGCGCTAACTTTACACTAAGCGCCGATGAGCTAACAAACTTTGATCCATGGAAAGACGTGGGCAAAGTGCAAACGTTTGAGTTTACCCATGGTACTGCTATAGGTAAAAAAGTAACCATTATTGGGCGTTACCAAATGCCGTGGCCAAAATACACTAGCCTGGACTCGGAATTAACCGGTTACGAATTTGACGGCAAACTAGTACCCAGTGGCGCAGGCTATGACGAACTAACGATTGTTTTTGAGTAATCGTTTTTAGTAACTCTTTTGAAAAGGTATTTAAACAATGAAGTTAAAATTACTAAATGACTTAAAAAATGCGGTGGTAAAAGCCCCTCTTAATTTTGAGTTTGGGGGTGTGCTGTTTAAGTTTACCGCACACATAAAGCTAGTGCCAGAAAGCGAGCTAAAACTGCTGACTGAAAAGCAAGGCGCTAATGATGGTGAAATTGTACGTGAACTGCTTATTAGCTGGGATGGCTTTGTTGATGACGGCAAAGACGTACCTTTTGCAAACGACACGCTTGAAGAACTACTGGCGTACAGCGGCATAACCGCCCGCTTAAGTGTTGAGTGTATTAATGCGCAGTACCGTATACACGAAAAAAACTAGCCGATGTTGCTAGGTGGTTTTTGGGCGACCTAGCAGCATCAAGTAAAACACTAGATGACGACGAAGCCCATTTTGGTGCACCTAAAGCACCGCTTATAAAAGAAGATACATTATTTGTATTACCGCAAAACCACTGCGCTGTGATTGCACTTACAACCGCGAGCAGCCAGTGGCAACGTGATAACGAAGGGGTAGAAATAGCCCTAGATTATGCCCGGGCAGATATAGCGTGGCGCTATGCAAATATAACGTTAACCCCTAATGATTTTGAAAAACTACAAACATTAGAGCGCACCATAATAAACATAATAAGGCGACCCGATGAGCAACAAACTGAATTTGGCGTTACGCTTAAGTTATGACGGTAAAGCGGTTAGTGCTGGTGCGCGCCAAAACGTAAACGAACTAAACCGCATACCCCAAGCAGTACAGCGTCAGGTGGCGGCTAACCAGCAATTAGGCGCAAGCCAAGCCCGCATTATGCAACAGCAAGGCGCAATGACCCGCCAATTGGGGTTAATGAATACCGCGTATGGGCAAATAGGTGCAACCCTCACGACCTTAGTGGGTATTGGTACCGCGACTATGTTTGTGCGTGATACCGGCGCTGCACAATTGCTAGATACTCGCTTAAAAGGATTAACGGGCTCAGCTGAAAATTACGCCAAAGTACAAGAGTATTTATTTGCTACATCTGATCGCTTAAATACCAATTACACTACGCTTGCTGATTCGTACAGCCGCGTTTTAACCTTGCAAGAGTCTGGGTTAGTGACTAACGCACAAGGTAAAGCGATATTAGAAGGTTTTGCCAATGTAGCCGCTAAAACAGGTGCCAGTAATGTACAGCTTGGGCAGAGTTTGTTTGGTATGACTCAAGGGATGACTGCCGGCGTTTTACGTGCAGAAGAGTTAAACCAAGTAACTGAGCCATTGCCAGGCTTAATGCAAAAGCTTGATAAAGCCAGTGGTGGTGTAGCAGGTAGTTTTAGGAAAATGGTGAATGCTGGGCAAGTCACCAGTGCCATGTTTAAAACCACATTAATAGCCGCGCTGGGTGATTATGCCGGTGCTGCCGAGGCCACTGAGGGTAAAATAAACGCCAGCTTTGCGGAAATGGGGAATGAGTACCAGCGCTTAATACGCAAATATGAAGAGCCTGTAAACTTTGCTGTTACCAGCGTGGTTGATTCTATTACCGATACCATGGCGTATTTACGTGAGAACGAAGACGCCGTAGATAGCTTAATGGTAACAACAGGTGCATTAGCTACGGTACTTACTGGGCATTTAGCATCTGCTTTAGCTGCCAGTGGTAAAGGGTTTATTGCAAATATAGCCGCGAAGAATAAAGCGGTTATTACCGATGCTGCCTTAGCCAAGCAAGCAAATATAACGGCGATTGCTGAACACAAACGCGCATTACAAGATATAGAACGTGCGAAGCATAATGTAATATTGGCGCAAACATCACAGCAACGCGCAGCAGCCCAAACTGCCGTTAATGTTGCAGAGCAAAGAGGTGTAATTACAGGCAATGCGTTAACCGCAACCACTAAGGCGTATACCGTCGCAGCAGGCAGCGCCACGATTGCATCGCGTGGGCTTGCGACTGTTATGGGGCTTTTAGGTGGGCCAGTTGGTTTAGTGGTCACTGCGGGTATAGCCCTGGCTTATTTTTTACGTGAGAGTGAAAAAGTTGAAAAACAAACACCCAAGTTAGAAGCCAAGCTTTATGATTTAGGGACTGCATTTGACTCTATAGATAATAAAAAAGCCACGACACAGTTAAGACAGACACAAACTGAAATTAATAAATATACGACCAACATTGAGCAAGCCTATAAAAAAATAGCGGATTTAAAGGCACGACAAGAAACCGCAAAAGGCACTCGCTTTGTTAGTTTATTCCAAAATCAAATAAATGAAACACAACAATATATAAACGAGCAAGCTAAGCTACGCGCAGAATCAATGAAGACAGCAGCTGAAATTGCTAACATAAAACAAAACCTCGACGCACTCGATTGGACTGACGCCACAGCAAAAACGAAAGGTGCAGCGAGTGCCCTACCCGATAACATTAAGCGTTTAGAAGTCAGCTTAATGGGCGAAGAGGCTCGCTTAAAAGACAGCTACGATAAACGTAAGCAAATGGTGATCACCGCTCGTAGCAACGATGCTGGTAATAAAGCTAAATACGATGAAATTTTAAAGCAGCTTGATATTAAGTACAGTGATGACTTAAAAAGCATAGCTGTTAAGCGCGAAGCTGATAAAACGCGGATACAAAACCAAGCAGAAGAAAAGCGTAAAAATGACTTACAACGTGATTTAGAAAACCGTATTGCCGTAGTTAAAGGCTTTGCTGGGCGTGAAGCGCTGGCTGCTTACAACAACGAACTGAGTGTTGAGCAAGCTAGGCAACAAGCCAGAGTTGATGCAAAACGCCGAGCACAAATTGGCTTGGCGGCTAATGATGATGCGGGCGAACTTGAATACAATGCTGATAGCCAAATTAAGGATTTGGAACGACAGACAGAACTTAATGCAGCTAACGGTTATTACAGCCAGCGCGAGGCTGACGAGGCAGCTCATCAAGAGCGGTTAATGCAAATTAAAAGCCGTAATACAGGTGCTTTACAAAGCAGTATTGTGGCCTTTGCTAACTTTGAAAAACAAACCGAAACAGAAAAAGCGGGTGCTATTGTTGGTTTAGGTGCTGCCACATTTAAAACAATGGCAGGACAAAGTAAAACAGCCTTTAAAGCGTATAAAGCATTTGCTATAGCGCAAGCAGTAATTAATACATATGAAGGTGCTACAGGTGCTTATAAATCGTTGTCTGTAATCCCCGTTGTTGGCCCCGTGCTGGGTGGCGTTGCTGCTGCAGCTGCTGTTATGCAAGGTATGCAGCAAGTACGGCAAATAAAAGCACAGCAACCAGCGGGTATTGCTCACGGTGGTTTAGACTATGTACCTAACGAATCTACTTATGTACTGCAGCGTGGTGAGCGTGTATTAAGCCCGAAACAAAATACCGAAATTAGCCAAATGGCACGACGTTATAATGGTGGCGGCGCTGCTAATGATGCTGGTTCTGGCGGGGTTAGTATTAGTATTACCAACCAAATTACGGTGCAAGGCTCAACTAATGAGCAAAACTCGCAAGCTGTTGGCCAAGACATAGCACGCAAGGTTGTGGGTGTTGTGGTAGCTAATATACAAGAAAACGGCTCGATTATTAGAGCAGTACGTGGTGCTGCTTAGTTGTTAAGATACTGACATTAGTGTAAAAAGGAGTTTTTAAGCGAGGGAATGTTTGTGAGTAAAACTGTAAATCAGAATCATGCTGGAATTTTAGCTGTTTTAATTGCTGTAATATCAATTTTAATTTCATTATCCATATTCTTTAATCGATTTGGTATGAACTTAGATACACCAATAAAGAGTTGGGTAGATACTGCGGTCTATTTTAATAACGTTTTAACTCCAGTACTGGCTTTAATAACGGTTGGGCTATTAGCTTCTAACCTTAAATCGATGAAAGAAGCAAATAATTTAGTTATAAATCAGATCGGGCTAGATTTATTTGTAAAACAAGTACAAATAACAAGAGATCAATTTCTTGATGACAACTTATTTAGCTTTAAGTTAGATGTTTGCGGCAAATTATCTGATGTATTAGGGGATAACTCTTGTCTTAAAAGGAAAGTTGAAGAGTTTGACGGTATAAAACCGCTAACGATTAATAGCCTTGTTAACAAAACAATAGATATAAAATTTGATGTGAAAACTTGCTTACAACTATACAAATATTATAAGAAAATTGATAAACCCTTAGATGTTGTAGGGCTGATTAAAAATTCAGATAATCTTGAGAAAGTTTTACGCCCTTTAATGGGGGAGGTTATAGTTGAAAAAATTTCAAATTTTGATAAAGATGAAAATATTACAAATGTAGCATTAAACAGTTTCAAATATTTGCTTGAGGAGTTGTACAAGCAAAAGGAAGAGGCACTCTATACTCTTTATATAAAATCCTTTAAGATGAACTTTGACACGGATTTGGTAAGTTTGATATTCGAATTTGATACAAAACTTTTAAATAAAAACTTAAAAGAAGAACTTGAAAGATATATGTAAACCCCTTTCCAGCCAAAGAGTTACCCATTAAATTTTATACTCGTTACCAGTGTTTAATCTTGAAACCTGGTAACGATGCAACCTCTTCCACTCCCAAAACGGCCTAAGTTATCTAACTTTACGTTAGTGCCTAATAGCCAAACTCATTTAAATAAAGCCAACAATGCCACTGAGATTTACGACTTAGAAGGTGCTTATTGGGAGTTTGAAATTGAACTTGCCAATGTGCCTGAGCGCGATGCGTTGGCGCTTGATGGTTTTATTGCCAGCCTGCGCGGCCAAGTGGGTACGTTTACCTTAATTGATTATCGCCGTGAGCAGCTAGATAAAGACTTTACTGGCTTTGTACGTGGTGCAAACCAAGATGGCAACATATTAAATATTGATGGCTTACCCGCTAACAAAACCTTGCTGGTTGCTGGCGAACGCATGCAAGTTGGCGTTGGGCAAAGCACTGAGCTTAAAATATTAACGGCTGACTTGGTAAGTAATTCGATTGGCCAAGCAACGGTTAATTTTGAATCTCCTGTTCGCAAAATACCTGCAGACAATACCCTAATTACGTTTAAGCAACCCGCTGGCTTATTTAGACTTGCTGATAATAAGCAAGGGCTTGCGAGTGCTCAATATAAAAAAGGTATTGTTACCAGCTGGAAAATTAAAGGTCGGGAGGCGTTTTAATGGAAAGCTTAAATGCTGCTTTACTTGCTGATTTAGCTAATAGCGGCCGTGCCCGCTACTTTGTGCGCTTAGCCTTTAAAAGTGGTGATGTTTTACTGCATACAGGTGTTGGTGAGCGCCGCTTTAAAAACCGTACTTGGCATGGCGTAGGTATGTTAGGCACGGTAAGCGAAATACCGGCCAGCGATAAAAATGACAGTGCCCGTATTCGTTTAACTTTACACACTCAAGACCAAGCTGTTTTAGCTGAGGTTGCCGAAAATGACCCGATTAGCCTGGGCTGCGAAATTTACCTTGTAACTGTTGATGAGCATTACCGCGTTAGCCAAAGCCAAATACTTGAAAGCGGCTACATTGTTGCGTGCGATGTTGAACGTGGTGACGTGTCGCAAATTCAATTGAGCATAGCGGGTGAAAGCGAGCGTTGGAAAGATGCACGATTACACCAACGCTGGAACGATGCAACCCAAAAAGCGCTGCACCCGGGCGATAAGTTTTTTAGTGAGCAAACAACGGCAAACAAACAAAAGCTACGTGACACACAACCGGGTAAATACATAGGGGATAATCGACATGAACGCCAACGCTAAACTTGCTGCTTTTGTTACTCAGCGTAACTGTGAACCTTTTAAATGGGGTAAAAATGATTGTTGCTTATTGATTGCCGATTGGGTGTTGTTTGCAACGGGCAATGATGTTGCAGCTGACTTTAGAGGCGCTTATCGCTCAAAAACGGGGGCATTTAAACAATTGTTTAAACGCGGTTTAAACGATGTTCAAAGTGTATTTAAAGACCGTTTAAACCCTGAAGTACCGATTGCTTACGCCCGCCGTGGCGACATTGCATTAGTTGAATTTAATAATGAATATGTGGGCGGCATTGTGACTGTTAACGCGGTGGTATGTGTTGGCGAAAATGGCTTAGTGACTTTACCAATCGACACGGTAAAAGCGGTTTACCCATTGGAGCCGCGAAATGTCTAAGGTAGTTGATACAGTTGTAAATGTTGTAGACAGCATATTTGAAGTAACAGGGCTGGGCGCGCTTTGGGACTCACTATCTCCTGATGTGCCTGAAAAAGATTTAGCAACGCTTGGCCAAGGCTTGCAAAAAGGCATAGACCAACCCCGCCGTATTACCTTTGGCCGTGACCGCGTTGGCGGTGTTATTGCCCACCAAGCGGAAGTTGAAAAAGGCGGTAAAAAATGGATGCAGTTAATTGTACTGATTAATGGTGCCCCCATTGATGCTCTTGAAGAAATATACATTGCTGATAAAAAGCTAACCGATTACCCACGAGAAAGTTGGGATTACTCTTTAAGTGATGGCCGCCAAACCACCGCTAACGCAAAAGCGGTGGCTAAAATGGCGGGATGGACGAGTGAACATGTTGGTTTTGGCCAAAGCTATCTTTTTATTGAAATGGAAAATAATCGTGAAGTGTTTGAAGATGGCATAAACGATATGGGCTTTTTAATACGTGGTGCCCGTGTGTGGGACCCAAGAGATACAGCCCAAAACCCTAATGATGAGAGCACCTGGCTTTGGAGCCAAAATGCGGTGTTATGCGCCCTGCACTATGTACGTTTTTATGGAGCCCATGAGGTCCCTTTTGAACGTTTACCGTTACAGTGGTGGATTGCAGCCATTAACGTATGTGATGAAGATGCCGAATTTACCGATGCTGAGGGCGTTGTTACCACCGAGCCGCGCTACACAACCAATGGTAGTTTTACATTTAGCTCAAAGCCGCTTGAAGTACTAGGCCAGCTTGAAGCCTGTTTCGCGGGTAAAATTTTTAGGCAAATGGGCCAATGGTATGTACGTGTGGGGGCTTGGTATGGCGAACCGACCTACACCATTAGTGCTGATGATGTACACGGTAACATTAAAATAAAGTGGCATGCTGATTTACGCGATCGTGCGAATGTTGTGAGAGCGACGTTTACCGATCCAATGCAAAATTACGACCGTACAGATGCCCCGCCCGTTGTGTCTGCTGGGTATCAAGCTATTGATAATCAGATATTAGAAAAGTCGATTACGTTACCGTTTGTGCGCAGTGGCACGACGGCCCAGCGCCTGGCAACAATCTATTTAGAACAAACCCGGTTAGGTGAAATCGAACTGCCGCTTAAGCATAAGGGGTTGGCTGCAGCTGTTGGCCGTACGGTGTATTTAAACCTACCGAGTGAGTCGATAAACAATAAAATATACCGTGTAGTTGAGCGCCGCTTTAGATTAGACGGCGGCGTGACATTGATGTGCGTTGAAGACGGCCCTGATTTATGGGCTGATAATTTAGTACCTGGTGCGCAAGATTTAACGCCAAATAGTGACTATTTAGTGAGTAAGCCACAACCTATTTTTGATGTACGGGTTACGATTGATGGGGACGGCAATGGCATTATTAAATGGAACCACCCTGCGCCGCTTGCTGTTAATGAATATGATATTGAGTTTATTAATACTGCGGCTGATGAGCAGGTGTTTAAAACCTCTGTTACCTACACCCAAGTAACGATTCCGAATTTACAACTGGGTGAATACACCGCACGTATTAGTGCTAAAAACATATTTGGACAACGCTCCTTACTTGTAGCTGTGCAATTTAGTGTGCTTACCCCGACTTTACCTACCGTTTATGTAACTGCAGATTACAACCAAATAACGCTAACTGCTGACATAGCTACAGCAGGTATTGGCACTGCGTTTGAGTGGGAGTTTTTAGGTACCACAGAAAGTCCGCAAAGCGGTGAGCGTGCGTTGGCGCAAATATACAACCGTATTGGCCTAAAAAGTGAAACTGAGTATAAGTTTAGAGTGCGCAGCGTTAACCATTTGGGTGCTAGCGCCTGGGTAGATGTTATAGCAAGTACCACGCTTGTGGATTTAACCGAGTTTATTAATGGTGTTGAATTAACTCAATTAAGCCCTGATGCGCAAACGCTAATTGAGGATATGAACACGCAAGTTGATCGCTTGCGTCCTGAAACCGAGAACAATTTACCCGATGTAATAGCCCAAGCAGTAAGTGAGTTAAACCTTGAAAAACAAGCCCGTGTTGATATTGAAAAAGGTGTGTTTGACTTATCTGCAAATTACACTAATTGGCGGCAGGAGTATGAGCAGCGCCAATTAGGTAATGAGCGTTTAATAGATGCGGCTGTCTATTTTGATCGTGATAGTGGAACAATTGTTAATCGTGCTTTTGCTCATACTGAGAATGCGTTTAACGAGGCTACTTTAAAAATTAATGGGGTGAATGCCAGCGTTGCTATACAAGCAAACCGTATAACTCAAAGCGATAAACGTATAAGCCAAGCTGAAGCTGAGCTTATTGTACAAGCCGGGCAAATTACACAACGCGCTACGTTTAGTGAAATGCAGAGTGAAATAGCTGGGGCTATTGAAGCGTTAAGCCCTGCTTATAGCTGGCAATTTAATAGTAACAATGAAGGGTTTACAGGTGTTCAAAGCCACAATATACAAGGCTACATTACGGCTCTAGGACAAATTACAGCCCCTGTAGTAAGTTACTTAGCCGATGAAAACCCAATGTTTAGGTTGCGTGTACGCTTACACTTAGATAAACAATGGTTAGGACAAATTAGTTTTAATAGTGCTGCCGCTATAATTAATATACCGGCACCTGCGAATAACGAGTGGCAAACGCTGCAAGTTGACGCGACTGGAACGGAAGGTTACACCGGATTAATAACTGCCCTCGCCTTTAATTTGGGTGAGTGTGATGTCGATTTTATTGAGGTGGGTAAACGTGGCGCTAATGATTTGGCGCTTAATGATATTACAGTTCGCACATCTAGTTTAGAGAATGATATTAATGCGGGTACGGGTATTATGGCCCAGTACGCGACGACAACGTGGGTGAATGCTTTAGGTTATCAAACGCAATCTAGCGTTAATGAAATACTAGATACCTTTAACACTACGTATAAAGTTAGCGCCACGCTACAAGCCTTCAATGACGCGGGAACGCTTGAAAAAGCCAATAATGCTCAACAGTTTATTAATGGTGCTGAAGCATACATAAAGAACCAGGTAACGGTTTTTAATGCCGCAGAAGGTGGTATTGATGCACAGGTTTCTAATGTTGAGCAAAAACTTGATGCAATTGACGGTACGATTAGTCAAAACATAGTTCAAGTTCAAGGCCTTGAACTTGATTTGAAACAGGCGAATTTAAACGATATTTTAAACGCAGCAAATCAAGTTATTCAAAATCAAGAATTTGCTCAGCAAAATATAAAGCTATCGCTTGCGCAGTCGGCTTTAGAAGCAAAAACAACCACTTTAGAGTCTGTAGCTAGCCAAACACTAGCGTTAGCAGCGGTGTTTAATAAGAAC